GTCGAACCCCATGTCCACCAGATCGGAACGGGTCTTTGCCGCGACGTGCGCGAGATAGTCTGACTCGTCCTCATGGCGGGCACGCGCCGAATAGCGGAACTCCTCCGCAGGGATCGTCTGGTCGACGAAGCGCTTCTTCGTCACCTCCGCCTTCAGGGACAGCGTATAGCTTCCGTCCTCATTCGGCTGTGCGTCCTCTACCTCGCCCTCAAACCCCTCCAGTTCCACTGGATCGCCAATGGTGACGCGCTCCCGCATCACCTTTTCCTCCGTCACCATCGTGGTCTTGGTGACGCCGTACTTTTCCAGCAAACCGCACGTCAGCCAGTCGTGCAGCACCCGGTAGCCATCCTGATCGCGCATGAAGCTGTAACCGATCGCGGACGTGGCCTCATCAGCCAATTCTTCATCCGCTTCGTCCGTCGCCTCGAACTCCACGACACGATCACCGCTGACGAACGTGCGCAGGACGCTAGGCACCATGTAGTCGATCGTCTCCTGCACGTCGGGCAGGATGATCTGGCTGCGACCCTCAACCTCATTGCCGAACGGCCGGGCCTCATAGAACCGCCGCGACGCCTCCTGAAAGTGCCGCACCCGATCCCACTCGGAATCCGCACTTTCCGCTTCCCGGCGCAGTGCGTCGACTAGTTCGTCCAAGTCGATGCCCTGCTCGGCTTGCATTTCATCGGGATCATGCAGGGCCATCAAACAACTCCACGCCGCAACTTGCTTAGATCGAGCGTAACAGCTTTCCGCGGTTCTTCATAGGCCACGCAGCCAGTGCCGAACGCGTCGGCGCTGTGGGAAGACCAATCGTGGTTAGGCCCCAGCCCGATACCGCGGTCATCATCGCGCTTCTCGTGATACCAGCCGAGCGCCTTCAGGCCGGCGGCGCACTTCGTCTCATCGAACCGCATACGTGGGAACAACTGCCGCGCCCGCTCGACCCGCTGCATCGCCGCACCCTTGCCCTGATTCGGCACCACCTCAACGCCGTAGCCCGCATCCTCCAGCGCCTTGCGGTAAGACGTGTCGAACACCTTGTCCTGCGTGTCACCATCATGCGGCAACCATATCTTGCAGCGATCGGGCGAATACCCTTGCGCCCGCATCCAGTTCAAGTGCGCCGACACCGGCTGTCCCTGCTGCTCGTAGTGATTGATCCAGCGTATCTCCGTGCCGACGAACTGCCCGGCCCAGAACACGAAATTGTCCGCCTTGGCGCCCGTGCCACCGATATCCGCGAACAGTCGCACGATGAGGTTGGGTTCCTCGGCCACCATGGCGATACGGCCATCCTCCCGTGCCTTGGTCAGATGCGGCGCGAAATAGGCTCCCTCGACCACACGGATAAAATCGCCTTCCCAGATGTGGTCGTAGAGATGGGGGCGCTCGTCTTTGTCCCGCAGCCGCACGCGATCGAGGATATCGGGGAACCACGGGTTATCACGAAAATTCAACTCGACGATCTTCACCCGATCGCCGGTCGCCTGCCAGAACCGCTTGTTGGTGGCGCTTTCCTCGCGCTCCGGGTTCCATGTGATCCACAACTCCGAGTCTTCCTCGCGCAACGTCGGGATCAGCTTCGTCCACGCCTCATCCGTGACCGTTTCGGCCTCATCGACCCAGCACAGCAGGATGCGCGCCTTCGACTTCACGCTATCGATGTTGCGATCAAGCCCGGTGAAGCTGTACGTGACCCGGCCGTCCGCGGTGCGGATGTACTTCTCGCCAATATCGAAATACGGCAGCAGCCAGTCCGTCTCACGGATCGCAGCCTTGATTTCCTCCAGCGAGGAATCCGCCAGCGAGTTCATGAAGACGCGGCCGCAAAGGATAATGCCTTCACGACCGGCCTGCGACCACATCAATGCCCGTACCGCCGTCATCTTGGCGAAAGTGCGTGTCTTACCGCTACCGCGACCGCCCCAGGCGCCCCGCACGTCGGCAATGCCGTCGAATACGGGGACTAGCTTTTCGGGCATCTCTACCCGCACTGTGGTCACTTTGGCGAGACAGCGGTTAGCTGAATATGCGTAATGGAAACCGGCCCACCATCCTCGCCGGTGATCTGCATAGGCAGCACTTTGCCGAGCAACGACATGAACGGCCCTGGGTTCTTCTCTGCCTGTTCGGTCAGATACTCCACCATGCCGCCTTCACCACCAGCTTTATGCGCCGCAAGCAAGATGGCATCTTTGAGCAAGGCGGTGGTCTTGTTCACCGAACCCTTGGGCCGGCCCATGCCAGCATTGCCCCTATTCGGGCCTACTTTAGGCTCCTCGCTCATCGCCCAAACATAGCCCTAACGATCACCCGTGCCAAGTCCCTCACTTCCTAAAGCCTATGCACTTAGTCTTGGCACCGCTTTGGCGCACAATCTCTGCCGCAAGCACTTGGCAAACATGCTTGTTCTCAACCCGTAGCGGTGCGGGACAGGCATTGCCGGCATAAACATCGGTGCAAAACACAAGATACCAGATCATCGCAAAATGCTCCTGAACAAGCCGGCGATTGCATTGGCAGTATGACGGCCAAGGCCCCAGCCGAAACCGCGTTGGAAGTGTGTCCAGATGCTCATACAATCGGCCATGCTTGCGTACCCTCGTGGCGCCAAAGGAATAGATCAAATGTCTTTTCGCTCATATTCATAGCAGCGGCGGCTTCCTGCTTGGTGTAGCCATGCGCAGAATATTGCCGAACACGCTCAACTCTCTGTCGCGCTTTTGCCGCACCCGATGCATGCCCTCTAGCCTGTTTAGCAGTAATAGCCATCACATCCCCCCATGCGAGCGAGCAGCGGCGAGGGCGGCTTCATCTACATCCGGCTCACCGTCGTCGAACCACAGAACGCCAGAACCGCCGCAAGCAAAGCACTCCCAGTCGTCTGGGTTCCGGCTCCGTCCCGTGCCATGGCAGCGCCGGCAGCGGTTCTCCTCCACCAGACCCTCATCCGCGCTCGGGTTGCGCTGTGGTGTGGTCATGGCCTGTCTCCGATAGCATCCATGATCGAGACCAGAGCTATCCATGCCGCAGCGGCCAAGGCGGGTCCAAACTGCAAAAGGTTGATAGCCATCAAAGTAGGATATACGAATAGCTTTACCGTTTTCACGATGCCTCCTCCTCGTCTTCTTCGACGGAAGCCCCGGCAATCGCCGCGCCCACAGATGCACAAATCAGCACAAACATGTACGGCACTGCCGCGTTGAGAAAATTTGCAACCGCATCCTGCTGTTGCGGCGTCAACCACGACAACGCGATGAAGAAAAGCGTGATGGCCGCGCCTATCATGGCGCCGACAACGGCCCTCACCTCGCCTCCCCCCGCTCAAGGGCGCGACCGCGTTTCAGCGCCTTCATGATTACGGCCCTAGTGCCATCGCTGTTGTCTAGCCATTCGCTGTGAATTTCATCAGCCACGGCTTCATCCGGGTCCACCGGCTCGGGCGCCAAAGCCTTGGCTTCTGCAAAAGCCTCGTGAACGCCGATATCATCGACGGCCATCCGCCGTACAAGCGATTCTAGGGCTTCCAATCGCTCCAGGGCCTCATTTGCTGTTTTCATCTCAATCATCCTTTCCTCTTAAACCGCTTTTTCGCCATCTTCTCCACCTCTTTGCGACGTAGAAATGATGCGTACTCAGGGTCTACATGTTCCCTAGTTTCGTCCAGTTCGGCAGGAATAAGCGGCCTGGAGCCGGATAGGTAATCAACTGGTTGCCGCTCGACCAATTCCAGATGCGACAACCGCCGCTCAACCTCTTTGCGCTTCATGAGATCAAGTCGAACCGCGCTCAACAGGTTTTCACCTAGTTCGTCTAGTTCGTCGTCGTCCCAATTCAGAGTCCGCAAAATCCTGTAGTATTTACGCTCTAGCACGATTTTGAGATACGCCGCCCTTTCCGGCACATTGAATAGCAGCTTGGCCCCTAACAATGTGTTGCACTCAGTACAGGCTGTAACCAGCCAATCGCCACCATAACGACGCTTTGTGCGCAGGTACGACGTTGGGATCACGTGATCCCTGCACAGGTCATATTTGACCCCGCAATAAACACAGCCGTTGCGCCATAGCTGGTTTGGCGATAGGGAATCGTCATTGGCGGCTATCTCCCCGCTGATGATAGGCGGAACGCCGAGGCGACTTCCACGAAGCCTCCGTTCCGCCGCCATCATACCGAAATCACCGCAACTTGCAAATCTCCTGCGTCAGGCACCGGGTTGAGCGGGTGTGGCTCCCCGGTGCCGTTGTTACAAACCTTTATCCGGCTCCAAGCCGGCATCTCGCATGAATGCCGCGGTGTTCACCACTGCCTTCAATTCGCCGTAGGTGATCGCACCATCAGCGAAATTCTTGTTCGCAGCCTCTACAGACTCGACATATGCTATGGCCAGCGATGCCATGCCGCGCTCCATCCGCGCCATCTTCTCCGCCTTGCGGGTGCGGTGTCTGGCCTGCTTTTCTGCGTTGGTGAGGGGCGTTTTTTTCATGCGAACAGCGCCTCTACCATGGCCCGAGCCGCATGACGCTTGGCTCCCGAATTGGCATAGGCGCCATACAGGCCACAGATACGGCCATGCGGGGTATCAAGCGCGAAATCGCACGATGCCTTGCCTTGAATAGGCTGGAACAGCTTGGCCACCAACCGCGCACCGGAGCCGCCAAGCTTGATGTAATCCCGCGTCATACTGTCCCGCATCCAGGTCGACACATCCTCGATCTTCATGTCGCCATACGATCCATAATTGAAGCTGTCGTCATTGCAGGCAACGGTGCGGCCGATCAGGGTCTGAATGTCCATGGTACGTCTCCTTCTCTCTGAAACCTAGTTACGTCACCAATATTGATACGTCAACAGGGTCCCGTAACTTTTTTCCTCACCCCCCCCGCCCGCCGTCGCTATCACCACGTTTCGACGTATGACGCCCTCATCCTCCAATAATCCTCCCGCAGCCTCTCCCGGCTCCTGCGCGG